AACTAAATAACCCTCCTTTCCGCATGGACAACACTCCAATATATCGAGTAGATATGGAAGATGGTGTTATGGGAAAAGCTAATAATAATGGTTCTATAACCATAAATAAAAATTTACACCCAGACGATGTAGAAGATGTTGTTGCTCATGAAAAAATTCATTTAGAACAAATGGATAGAGGTGATTTAGATTACGACGATGACAATGTATATTGGAAAGGTAAAAAGTATTCACGGGCTGATATGCAAGAAGGTGCTAAAAACTTGCCTTGGGAAGCTGAAGCATATAGAAGATCATAATGAAGACATCTAAGACAGGTTATTTAAAAAACAGTCCTGATGTTAACAAGTCTCAAAATACTATATTAGGAGGCGATATAACAATGAAAGGAGTCGAGTTTAAAGTACTAGGTACTGATGACCGAGGATATACAAAAATAATGTACCCAGGATATGATTATAAATTTCCTGGCGCTAAATACGTAACAGAAACACCTATTAAAAAATAAATATGGCATTCAAATTAAGATCACACTCGCAGGGCTCTTTGCCTCTTCACGGCGTAGCTCAAGGAAGTTTTAAAAAAAACCCTTTTAGTAATAAAATTAGCCCGTTAAGTGTTACAGATCCCACTAAGGAATTAGAAGAAAAACCTCCTGCTTCTGAATATGAAGAAATAGATAGAAAAGTAACAACTAGAAGAGGTAAACAAAAAGGTTTACCTGGCACGTTTACAGACACCAATATAACAGAGCGAATGGATTACAGCGATGAAATTCCAATTGCTACAGGAGGTGAACAAACCACTAATGTTCCTGAGTATTTAGAAACTTTAAAGAAAAAATATCCAGGCGTTCCTGGAAGCGTATTAATTGAACAAGGTTTTATAGGTCCAGAGTTTGAAGATCAATTTCCTTTAGATTATGACCAACGCGATAGATTAGAATCTACTTTTATTCCTGATCCTGCCGATATACCTATGGAAAATCCTTATAAATCATATGCGACTGGAACTCAATCAGCGCAAGACTTTGGCGCTAGTGGCACGTATGGTTATACGCGAGATCCACAGGAAGCTATGAGAATTATAGAAAGAGGCAGAAGAACAGCTAATTCAGGCGTTCAACCTGTAGAAAGGTTAGGAATGAGCCAACAACAGGGTGGGACTAGTGGTTTAGTAGATAGAGATAGAAACAACTTTCAAGCGGAGGAACAATACGTATTAGGATTAAAAAATCCAGATGACTATAGAGCGGGGTTAGATAGCGGAAAAGGTTATGTAACTGAAATGATAAAGAAAGAAAGAGACGCTTTGAGGCAAAAATATAAAGGTCAAGAAAATAGAGCAGAATATCAAAATGAAGTGAATGCTTTAAAAGAAAAAGCAAGAAATTACTTTGAGTCAGCAAGATCAGGTAATTTCGCAACACCCGAGATGCAGGAAAGATTTACAGCTTCTCATGACACTATTTACAATAAGCAACAACCTGATATAGATCCAAAACTATTAGAAGGCTTGAGTAGAGCTCAACAAACGGCTGCTATAAAAAGATTCAAAGGCGGCGGAAGAACTGGTTTAGTAAAACCATCTTCAGTAACATCTGATGATACCCGTTTTTTAGATGACTACTTAAATAAATGAAAAAAATAATTCAATGGCTATCAGGTGGCGTTATCAAAGAGATTGGTAACGTCATCGACAAGCTTACTACAACCGAAGAAGAAAGGTTAGAAGTAAAGAAACAAATACAGCAGATATTAGAAGATGCAGATACTAAAGCTCAATTAGAAGTTAGTAAGCGTTGGGAAGCAGATATGAAGTCTGATAGTTTTTTAAGTAAAAACATTAGACCAATGATATTAATATATCTAACTGTAATATTTACGTCTTTAGCTTTCTTTGATGGTAATATCGGTGAGTTTGGGTTAGCTAAAGAATATATACCAATATTTCAAACATTGTTAGTAACCGTTTACGGAGCTTATTTTGTAGGTAGAACTTGGGAAAAAGCAAGGTCAATAAGTAATAAATAGAAAAACAAGTAATAATAAATTATAAACAATTAAATTAAATCAAATGAGTAAAAAAATCACAGAAGAGCAATTAAAACAAATCAACGAAAGCCAAGATAAATTAATGGGTTTAGTTAATCAAATTGGTATTTTAGAATCACAAAAGCATGGACTTTTACATCAAGTGGCAGATGCTAACAAAGAGCTAGAAGATTACAAGCTTGAGTTAGAAAAAGAGTACGGTCCAGTTAATATAAACCTAAAAACAGGTGAATATGAAATTATTGAAGAAGATGCTAAATTAGAAAAAGCATAATATGTCTTCAATTGTAAGAAAAATAAGTATTGGTTCTGACTACAAGAATGACGCTATGCATTATTCTGTAGGTCAACAAGTTTATGGCGGTCACGAGATTTCACATATACTTCTTGATGAGTCTGATAACTCTTACAATATTCATATTAAGAAAAACAACGAGATAATGCCATGGAAGAAGTTTAATTCTCACATGGCAATATCCGTTGAATATGACTTAGAGTATTGAAAGCTTTATATGACTTTATAGTAGAACCATTAGGTGAAAAATACAGTAATAAAATAACAATAGCCGGTAAGGAGTTAGTTGTAAATACAAAGATTGAAGATTTCAAGTTTGTTAATAGACTAGCTAGAGTGGTAGAGACACCTCAGGCTTTTAATACTGATATTGGTATTGGTGATATAATTGTTATACACCAAAACGTGTTTAGAGTATTCTATGACATGAAGGGAAGAAAAAAGAAAAGTAGATCTTGGTTCAAAGATGAGTGGCATTTTTGTGCTATAGATCAAATTTACTTATATAATAAAGGTGACAAATGGAGGTCTTTTGGAGACAGATGTTTTGTTTCACCAATAAAAAATACAGAGTCTTTAACGCTAGATAAAGAAAGAAGCCTTGTTGGTATATTAAAATATGACAATAGCTCCTTAAATGTGCTAGGAATTAACTCAGGAGACTTAGTTGGTTATACGCCAAACGGGGAATGGGAGTTTTTAATTGACGGAAAAAGATTATACTGTATGAAATCTAATGATATCGTAATTAAATATGAATACCAAGGAGACGAAGTTGAACATAATCCAAGCTGGGCAAAAAGCAGTTGAGGAATTAATCAAGGTGGCTAAAGAAGCTATTGTTGATTCAGATGACGATATATCAGCAGATAGATTAAAGAATGCTGCAGCTACAAAAAAACTAGCTATATTCGATGCTTTTGAAATATTGAATAGAATAGAAGCTGAAGAGAACTTGTTAAATGAAAAACCTGTAGAAGTAAAAGAAGAAAAGTCTTTTAGAGGATTTGCAGAAGGGAGATCTAAATAATGTACGAGCAAACTTTATATAAAGTATTAGAAGACCACGTAAAACCTAAAGTTCTTAAAAGAATGAATAGGTATAAGAAGTGGGAATATGGTTACAATGAGGAGCACGACTTAATAGTCATAAGTAAAACTGGCGAAATAGGTGAAATATATGAGATACAAGATCTTGTTATAGCTTTACCAAAAGAAAATGATGTTGTTACTTTTGAAGACAACAGATGGTCGCACACTGAATACCCAAAAGAATTAAGTAAAATTAAATCTGTATTTGACTGGGAAGAATACCCGTTAGATTTTAAAGAAAAATGGTATGATTACATCGATAAAGAATTTACAAGGCGTGAAGAAGGTTTTTGGTTTATTAACAAAGACAAGCCTACTTATATTACTGGCACTAACTATATGTACTTGCAGTGGAGTAAGATTGACGTTGGGCAGCCAGACTTTAGGGAATCAAACAGATTATTCTACATATTCTGGGAAGCTTGTAAAGCAGACAAGCGTTCATATGGGATGTGCTACCTTAAGAACAGAAGATCCGGTTTTTCGTTCATGGCAAGCGGGGAGACCGTTAACCAAGCAACAATATCTACAGATGCACGTTTTGGTATACTCTCGAAATCTGGACCCGATGCAAAGAAAATGTTTACTGACAAAGTTGTACCGATATCAGTCAATTACCCCTTCTTTTTCAAGCCAATACAGGATGGAATGGATCGACCGAAGACAGAACTCGCTTATAGAGTTCCCGCGTCGAAGTTCACAAGACGGAAGCTCGACTCAAACGAGAAGCTACAAGAGATCACAGGACTTGACACGACCATCGACTGGAAAAACACAGGGGATAACTCCTATGACGGGGAGAAACTAAAACTACTAGTACACGATGAAAGTGGAAAGTGGGAGAGACCAACCAACATATTAAATAACTGGAGGGTTACAAGAACTTGTTTAAGACTAGGTTCAAGAATTATAGGTAAGTGCATGATGGGATCAACATCAAACGCTTTAGATAAAGGAGGAGATAACTTTAAAAAACTTTACAATGATTCAGACGTTACACAAAGAAACGCCAATGGACAGACTCGCTCAGGACTCTATTCTTTGTTCATACCTATGGAATGGAACTACGAAGGCTACATTGATTCTTATGGCTTTCCTGTATTCAACACACCAAAAAAAGAAGTAGTAGGTCCTCTTGGAGACGCTATAACTCAAGGTGTAATAGAGTACTGGGATAATGAAGTAGAAGGGTTAAAGCAAGATCAAGACGGTTTAAATGAATTTTATAGACAGTTTCCACGCACAACAAAGCACGCGTTTAGAGATGAGTCTAAAGAATCTTTATTTAACTTAACAAAAATATACGAGCAAATAGATTTTAATGAAGATCTTAAAAACTCAATAAACGTTACTCAGGGAAGCTTTCAATGGCAGAATGGAGAGAAAGATACAAAAGTTATATTTGTTCCAAACAAAAGCGGAAGATTCAGAGTTTCTTGGGTTCCACCTTTAAATCTACAAAATCGTGTGATAATAAAGGGTGGGTTAAAATATCCAGGTAACGAACACTGTGGAGCTTTTGGTTGTGATAGTTATGATATATCAGGTACGGTTGACAAGAGAGGGTCAAATGGATCTTTACACGGCTTAACCAAGTTTAGCATGGAGGACGTACCTCCAAATCATTTCTTTTTAGAATATATAGCTAGACCACAAACCGCTGAAATATTTTTTGAAGACGTGTTGATGGCTTGCGTATTTTACGGAATGCCAATACTAGCAGAAAATAACAAACCTAGATTATTATACCATTTTAAAAGAAGAGGTTATAGACGCTTCTCTATAAACAGACCAGACAGGAGCTACAACAAGCTATCAATAACAGAAAAAGAATTAGGTGGAATACCAAATTCAAGTGAAGATATAAAACAAGCACACGCTGCTGCAATTGAAACTTATATAGAATCATACGTTGGTTTAAAAGAAACTGGATATGGTGATATGTATTTTCAAAGAACATTAGAAGACTGGGCTAAGTTTAACATAAACAACAGAACAAAGCATGATGCTTCTATTAGTTCTGGTTTAGCTTTAATGGCTTGCAACAAACACAGATATGCTCCGTCTAACCCTGTTAGAAGAGAAGCTGTAAATTTAGGTATTAAAAAATATGACAATAAAGGTGTCACATCAAAAATTATAAGTTAAATGGGTATATACACTAACACTAATAGCGCTTTTCCAAGCCAAGTAGTAAGCGATGCTGAAAAAGCTAGCTGGGAATACGGAAACCAAGTTGCTCAAGCTATCGAGTATGAGTGGTTTAACCAAGGCAGAACTGGAGGTAATAGATACTTAACAAACTGGAATAATTTTCACTCGTTAAGACTATACGCTAGAGGTGAACAACCCGTGCAGAAATATAAAGATGAATTATCTATTAATGGTGATTTGTCTTATCTTAATTTAGACTGGAAGCCAGTACCTATTCTATCTAAGTTCGTAGATATTGTAGTTAATGGTATATCGCAAAAGTCTTACGACATAAAAGCTTATTCTCAAGATCCTAGCTCAGTTAAAAGAAGAACTGAATATGCTAGCAAGCTTCAAGAGGATATGGTGGCTAAAGAATACTTAGACAACTTAAAGCAAACGTTAGGTATTGATTTACATCAATCACCAAGTGGAGTTACGGTTCCAGAATCTAAAGAAGAGCTAGAATTGCACATGCAACTTAGCTACAAGCAGTCAATTGAAATAGCAGAAGAAGAAGCTATATCAACTGTGTTTGCTCAAAACAAATTTGACTTAGTTAGACGTAGATTAAATATGGATCTTACGACAATAGGTATTGCAGCTGGTAAAACCAATTTTAATACAGCTGAAGGTATCACTATTGATTATGTAGATCCAGCTTACATGGTTCACTCATACACAGAAGATCCAAACTTCGAAGATATATACTACGTAGGTGAAGTAAAATCTATAACAATACCGGAACTTAAAAAAGAGTTTCCTGGTATATCAAAGGAAGAATTAGAAAGAATACAAAAATCACCTGGAAACAGGCAGTATATAACTGGTTGGGGTAATTATGATGAAAACACTGTACAGATTATGTACTTTGAATATAAGACTTACCACAATCAAGTTTTTAAAATAAAGCAAACAGATTCAGGATTATTAAAAGCTCTGGAAAAACCAGATACGTTTGATCCGCCTGAAAATGATAACTTTGAAAGAGTATCTAGGTCTATAGAGGTTTTATACACTGGCGCAAAAGTTTTAGGAACTAATACTATATTAGACTGGGGCTTAGCGGAGAACATGTCTAGACCAATGGCAGACACAACTAAAGTTGAAATGAATTACACGATATGTGCTCCTAGAATGTATAAGGGACGCATAGAGTCTGTTGTAAGTAAATGCGTTGGATTTGCAGATATGATTCAGCTAACGCATCTTAAATTGCAACAGGTAATGTCTAGAATGGTACCAGACGGTGTTTATTTAGATATGGACGGTTTAGCTGAGGTTGATCTTGGTAATGGAACTAATTATAATCCTGCCGAAGCATTAAATATGTATTTCCAAACTGGTTCTATTGTAGGTAGATCAATGACGCAAGATGGTGATATGAATCCAGGTAAAGTACCTATTCAAGAACTTAATAGCTCAAGTGGTTTAGGTAAAATACAAGCACTTATACAAACGTATCAATATTATTTGCAAATGATACGAGATGTGACCGGGTTAAATGAAGCCAGAGATGGAAGCACGCAAGATAAGAACTCATTAGTAGGTCTTCAAAAGATGGCAGCTAACGCGTCCAATGTAGCGACTAGACATATCAAACAGGCTAGTTTATACCTTACGTTAAAGCTAGCAGAGAACGTATCTCTTAAAATAGCGGATGCTTTGTATTTTCCATTAACAGCTGAATCACTTAAGAACTCTATATCAACTTATAACGTTGAAACGCTTCAGCAGGTTGTTGATTTAAACTTGTATGACTTTGGTATATTCTTAGAACTAGAACCAGATGACGAAGAGCAAGCTAAGTTAGAAGAAAATATTCAAGTTGCATTAGGCCAAGGAGGTATTGACTTAGAAGATGCTATTGATTTAAGACAAATTAAAAATCTTAAACTAGCTAATCAAATGCTTAAAGTAAAACGTAAGCAAAAAGCTATTCAAGATCAAGCTAATCAACAAGCTAATATACAAGCTCAAGCTGCTGCTCAAGCGGAAACCGCAGAGAAAACAGCTATGGCTGAGGTTCAAAAGCAAGAAGCTATATCAGGGTCTAAAGTTCAGTACGAGCAAGCTAGATCTCAAATGGAAATAAACAAAATGCAAATAGCAGCTGATTTAGAAAAAATTAAAATGCAACAAAAGTTTGAATATGATATGCAATTAAAGCAATTAGAGGTTCAAGCAATGCAGCAAAAAGAAGCAGCTATAGAAGATAGAAAAGATAAACGTAGCAAAATGGAAGCTACGCAACAAAGTGAAATGATAAGCCAAAGACAAAATGATAGCTTACCTAAAGACTTTGAGAACCAACCCGATATGGGTATGCAAGCTTTCATGTAGAAAGTAAACAATTATTTAATTATATTATATTATGTCAGAAGTAAAAACAAATGAACCTGTTAAGCGGGAAGGTGAGTTTAAAATTAAAAAGAAAACTCCAAAAAAACTAACAACACCAAGCAGTGAACCTGTTAAAGTTAACATTAAAGAACCTTTAGTAGAGGTTCCAGCGGAAGTCACCAAGGTGGTAATACCTAAAGAAGATGCCATTCAAATCGGAGAAACAACGGAAGTTCTTGTGGAAGAACCATCCGGAGATAGCATTAAGATGGGAGAACAAGTACAAAAGCCCGTCGAAGATACTAAAGAGTTTACACCAATCAAAGAAGTTGAAGTAGCTAAAGTAGAAGCTGAGATTAAAGAAGCTTTAAGAGATGAGAAGGTTTTAGGCAAGCAATTACCTGAGAACATTGAAAAGTTAGTTAGCTTTATGGAGGAAACTGGTGGAACTATTGAAGACTACACTAGACTTAACGCTGATTACTCTAGCATTAATGAAACGACATTATTAAAAGAGTATTATAAAAAAAATAAACCTTATTTAGACGAGTCAGATGTAGAGCTTCTATTAGAAGACTTTTCTTACGATGAAGAACTAGACGAGGATATAGATATACGCAAAAAGAAACTTGCGTTCAAAGAAGAAGTTGCAAAAGCTAAAGGCTTTTTAGAGGAAACAAAGGTTAAGTATTACGATGAAATCAAGTTGAGATCAAACGTAAACCCTGATACTCAGAAAGCTACAGACTTTTTCAACCGATACAATAAGCAGCAGGAAGCAGTTAAGCAACAACACGAGCGGTTTCAAGAAAGTACTAAACAACTTTTCAACGATGATTTCGAAGGTTTCGATATCAAGGTCGGTGACAAGAACTATAAGTACAATATACAAAACCGTGATAAAGTTGCAGAAAACCAATCAAACATTAATAACCTTGTCGGGAAGTTCCTAGACTCTGATGGTAATGTTAGTGACACGAAAGGTTATCACAAAGCTATGTATGCTGCTGACAACGTAGACAAAATAGCCTCTCACTTTTACGAGCAAGGAAAAGCAGATGCCGTTAAAGACGTTATGAACAAGTCTAAAAACTTAAGTGATACCAAAGCTAGGTCATCACAAGGTGACGTGTTCTTGAATGGATTTAAGGTTAAAGCTATCTCAGGTGCTGATTCTACAAAACTGAAAATTAAAACAAAAAGATTTTAACTAAAAAACACAAATTATGGCGAGTACTTTAACTCCAACATTTGGTAGTATTATCCCGAGTCAAAAGCAGGAATTGCTAAACTCTAACTACCTACAATTTAACAGTGACGCTGCTGGCGACACTAACACATTTGCACAACAATACTTACCTGAGATCTACGAACAAGAAGTAGAGCGTTACGGAAACCGTACTTTATCTGGATTCTTACGCATGGTTGGTGCTGAAATGCCAATGACTTCTGACCAAGTAATTTGGTCTGAGCAAAACAGATTACACATCTCTTACAATGGATGTACTCTTCCTTCTACTTTAACTATTGATTTAGAAACTAACGGAACAACTATTCAAAACGTTATATCTCCAAGAGCTACTGTTGTGGTATTAGACCCAACGACTGGTTTAGAGGCTAAATGTTTAGTGACTGACTCTGACACAACTACAGGTATAATTACTATACAACCTTATACTGTTGCGGATCTTACTGGCTTCACAGCTACTGGATTGAAAGTTTTTGTATACGGTTCTGAATACCAAAAAGGTGGATCTATTTCAGCTAGTTCGGTAGGTGCTAACACTGGAACTCAGTACGTAAGTGTTGATCCTCAATTCCAGCAATACTCTAATTCACCAATTATCCTTAAAAGCCAATACGTAGTATCTGGTTCTGATATGGCACAAATTGGATGGGTTGAAGTTGCAACTGAAGACGGAACATCTGGATATTTATGGTATTTAAAAGCTGAATCTGAAACTCGTTTACGTTTTGAAGATTACTTAGAAACATCTATGATTGAGGGTGAAAAAGTTGACGGTACTGTATCAGCTATCACTACTGGAAAAGGAACTGAAGGTTTATTCGCTGCTGTAACCGCGCGTGGTAACGTAAATGTTGGCTTTACAGCAACTGATGGATTAGCTGATTTTGATGCTATCTTGAAAAATTTAGATACTCAAGGAGCAATTGAAGAAAACATGTTATTCTTACAGAGACAAACATCTCTTGATTTTGACGATATGTTAGCTGCTATTTCAAATGGTAACAACGGTGGAACTGCTTTTGGATTATTTGAAAACTCTGAAGAAATGGCTTTGAATCTTGGATTCTCTGGATTCAGAAGAGGTTCTTACGATTTTTATAAGACTGACTGGAAATACTTAAATGATGCATCTACTCGTGGTGGAGCTGGTGGTAACAACTCTGTTGAGGGTGTATTAATTCCTGCTGGAACTTCTACAGTTTACGATCAAGTATTAGGAACTAACATCCGTCGACCATTTTTACATGTACGATACAGAGCTTCACAAGCTGATGATCGTAGATTGAAATCTTGGTTAACTGGTTCTGCTGGAGGAGCTTACACATCTACTTTAGATGCTATGGAAGTAAACTTCCTATCTGAAAGATGTTTAGTAACTCAAGCTGCTAACAACTTCGTTCTTTTCAAAGGAGCATAGTAATTTATCAATAATAATCCCTGCCTTCGGGCGGGGGTTTTTTATATGACATTAGCCCCTTACTAGTTATATACTATGGCTATTGTCACAATTTTAAACTATTTAATTATATTATATTATGGCTAAAAAAGCTACAGCAGAAACAATCGAGGTTGCACCTCAAGAGGTAGCAGTTAAAACTGCACCACAAAAACCCACAAAACCAACGTGGGAAATTAAAGATAGAATATACTATCTTAAAGGTAATAAATCTCCTTTAACGTTAACAATACCTAGTAAGCATACACGTAAGCATGCTTTATTATACTTTGACCCTAAGTTAGGCACGCAAAGGGAAATTAGATATGCAACTAACCAGAGTTCTCCACTTGTTGATGAACAAAAAGGGGAATGCACTATGGGTCATATAATTTTTAAAGATGGGGATTTAAAAGTTCCAAAAGAACAACAAAACTTACAAAAACTACTTTCACTTTACCACCCTTTAAAAGGTAAAATGTATGAAGAGTTTAGTGCTGTTGAAGAAGCAGAAGATCAATTAGATATTTTAGATCTTCAAATTGACGCTTTAAACGCAGCTAGATCAATGGACGTAGATCAAGCAGAAGCAATATTAAGAGTTGAACTAGGGTCTAAAGTTAACTCAATGAGTTCTAAAGAGCTTAGAAGAGACTTACTTTTATTCGCTAGACAAAACCCTGCATTGTTTATAAACTTAGCTAACGATGAAAATGTTATGCTACGAAACTTTGCCATCAGAGCTTCTGAGGCAAGTATAATTAAATTATCTCAGGATCAAAGAACTTTCACATGGGGATCAAACGGTAGAAAATTAATGAATGTACCATTTGATGAAAATCCTTTCTCAGCTTTCGCGGCTTTCTTAAAAACCGACGAAGGTGTTGAAATTTACAAGTCTATAGATAAAAAACTATAAAAACAAGTAATACTATAGTAGCTAGGTCACTTTTAAAGTGGCCTAATTACTATAATTAAAAAAATAACAAATGGCGGTAAATGTAAACACTGTGTATCAAACGGTCTTGTATATATTAAACAAAGAACAAAGAGGTTACGTTACACCTGCTGAATTCAACAGCTTAGCGGCTCAGGTTCAGTTGGAAATATTTGAATCATATTTTCCAGATGGAAATCAATTAAATAGACCGAATCAAAATAATAGTCAAAATGACACTGAGTTTTTCAATATGTCTAAAGACATACAATCAAAATTAACGCCGTTTGAACAAGAATTACAATTAACTATAAACGCAGAAAATGCTTTTATTCAACCTCAGTTGTCAGATACTGGTTCTATAAATAGAACTGTGCGTAAATTTGGGTCTATTATATCAACGTATGATGGTCAAACTAAATACGATTCAATAACTCAGTTTACTTCAAAAAGTGATTACAACAAAATAGTAAGATCAAAACTAACTCTACCTACAAAAAAAAATCCAATATACTACTTAAGCAGTGGCACATCTACTAGTTCTTCTTTAATAATAAACCCTCTTCCAGACTCTGTATTAGCTAATTGCGTGGTTTACCCATTAAATCCAAATTGGAACTTCACAATTGGTAGTTCCGGTCAATACTTACACAGTTCTACAAACTCTGTTAATTTTGAACTAGATAATTCAGAGCAAACAAATATAGTTATGCATATATTAAAATATTGCGGAGTTATAATAAATGACCCTACTGTTATACAGGCGGCTGCTCAAGATATTCAACAAAATTCAATTAACGAAAAAAGCTAATAAATGAGTTTAATAACTGAAACAAACCAACAATATTATCAAGGTGCTCAAGGCTTTAGAGGTGACGGTGATAAGCTGTCTTTCCCAACAACTTTCGACACGGATTTAATCTTAGGTAACTTCGATCCTAATGATATTAACTATTCTTTAAATAACTTTAAACTATACACTAGCCAAACTGGTTTACCAGGTGATTACGAAGAGTATATTACAGAGTTTTCTGTTGTAGATAACGCTATAGTATTTCCTGCAGGTTCTGAACCAGCGCTTGGTTTATACATAGTTGTTCAGTTAAAAAAACTAGACGGAGGACTTTATGGTAATGACGAAACCGCTAAAGCCTACGGTCAAATCGTTGAAGACAACTACGGTAGCTATTCTTATATATCGTTAAACGATGCTATAGACAACTTCATGGTTGGTTACGTAGGTGATGGCAAGTTAATACAAACGGCTAAAAAATCAGATGTTTTATTTTTTGCTAAAAGAGGCTTACAAGAGTTTAGTTATGATACTTTAAAAAGTATAAAAACATCAGAGCTAACAATACCACCAAGCCTAACACTGCCGCTGCCTCAAGATTACGTTAACTATGTTAGAGTATCTTGGACAGATAGACATGGTGTTAAGCATATTATATATCCGGCTAATAATTTAACAAACAGCCCATATTACACAAACATACAAGACTCTAAAGGCATACCAACTCAAGATAATTTTGGAGAAAACGTAGAAGGTACTTCTATCATACAAGAAAGATGGCACAGTAATAGCGACGAAGCATTGAACGATTACTTAGCTAACAACCCAGACACTTTAGGGTCTAACTTTGTTGGTAGTAGTAATTTCTCAAGTGCAAATCCTAGGCAGAGATACGGTTTAGACCCTCAATATGCTCAGAGCAATGGTTATTTTAATTTAAACGAAAGAGAAGGTAAAATATCTTTTTCAAGCGGCTTAGTTAATGAGCTTATATTGCTAGAATACATATCTGATGGTTTAGCGTACGACACTGACACTAAGATACCTAAAATGGCTGAAGAGGCATTGTATGCACATGTACTACACGCTATCATATCTACTCGCGCTAATCAACCTGAGTATGTAGTTCAAAGATTGAAAAAAGAGAGATCTGCTAAATTAAGAAATGCAAAAATAAGATTATCTAATATAAAGACTGGAGAGATTACTCAAGTTATGAGAGGTAAGTCTAAATGGATTAAACACTAAAATTAAATGGCTAAAGCTATAAATACTTTTTTAAAGTCTAAGATGAATAAGGACTTAGACGCCCGCTTAATACCAAACGGAGAATATAGAGATGCTTACAACATACAAGTCAGTCGTTCTGATGGAGACGGTGTTGGTACTGTTGAAAACATTTTAGGTAACTATCCTGTTTTTGATTTTGAAGCTATAACAGGTGTTAGTAACTTATATTGCATAGGTCATTTAGAAGATGATAATTCTAACACTGTTTTTTTATTTTTAACAGATAATCCAGATCCAAGTAGACTCAATTTAGATTATTACCCAACAGGTGTTGGTTCTAATCATTTTGTATTCGCGTGCAATCCTAACGCTCAAGCACCCGTGTGCTTAGTTAAAGGAGCTTTTTTAAACTTTTCCAAAAAAAATCCAATATATGGAGTAAATCTTTTAGAAACATTGCTGTTTTGGACTGACAATAGAAATCAACCTAGAAAAATAAATATAGAACTAGCAAATCCAACAGGTTTTTTTTCAGCGGCAACATACTACACAACAGAGGATCAAATATCTGTTGCTAAGTACAATCCTTATGCGTGCATGGAGCTTTATGAAGAAAGCTATTTGTCAGCTGCAGGCGGTGAATATGAAAGCACGATGTATGACGTTAGCTCGTTGTATTATCCCAACGGAGGAGCAGGTAATGTTTTAAGTAGAGAAAGTAACACAGTGGTTAGAGTAACAT